ATGAAGACGAGCAGTGCCGCCGCATTGGGGGGCGAGTAGTCGAGCGTCACGGTCATGGCAGTGCCATCGCCGTTAAAGAACTTGGACGGGTACTGCGTGAATTGTGGTTCGTTGCCGAGATAACTCATTTATGCCCACCCAAGGCTGACAGCCTGTATTCGTGTTTCTTTCGACGCGCTTTGGTTTAGTGTTTCAATCTTGTAACGCATGGAAGTACCAGAAGGTTGAGAAGAAATATCTACGTTATGGGCAGTCAGGATTGTGTGTCCTCCGGTAGTGCCTTCAGATGAGAGGGTTGCCTGAGTCCAAGTCGTGCCGCTGTCTCTGGAGACATAGGCTTTTAGATCGGTGTTTATCGTGGCCGTACCCGCACCGTTGGTGTAGGTCATTACCAGATCGCCGGTTGTCGGAGTTGCTTCAGCGGTTGTTGAGTTTGAAACTAAAGTCATGTTAGCGCCGGATGCGTCAGTTATTGTTTGGCGACGAATGATTACAACTCCAGAGCCGCCATCTCCGCCTTGGCCACCGCCCCCTCCGCCGCCTCCGCCTTTACCGTCAGTTCCGTCCCCTCCAGTGCCGCCTGCCGATCCTGATCCGCCGCCGCCTGCGCCTCCTGCTCCGGCACTAGTGGTACTTCCTTCATCTGCGCCACCACCTCCTCCGGCGTAAGTAACAGATGTTCCAGTAATCGAACTAGATAAGCCGTCGCCACCATCACCACCACCTGTTGATGTGCCATTCCCTCCGGCCTCACTTGCGCCGCCACCGCCGCCGGAGCCGCTATCTATTGCGCCGCCCCCGCCGTCATTACCACCGGCATAACCTTGAACAGGGGAAGTGACCGGGCTTGACGATCCACCTGATGCACTAGAACTATTGCGCCTTGCGCCCCCGCCAGAACCACCATCAGCGCCTGCGGCGTTTGCACTAGAACCACCGCCACCACCTCCGGTTGATGTAATAGTTGAAAATACTGAATTGCCACCATTCGTGCCTTTGGCGCTAGAAGTTCCTGCTCCTCCGCCGCCATCTCCCACGGTAATTCCACTAACTGTCCCGGCGGATACAGAAAAACCCGTGGCTGTTCTATATCCACCCGCTCCTCCACCGCCGCCTGCGTCGTAACCCGCTCCACCGCCGCCGCCGACTACTAGGTATTCAACATCTTGTGTGGTGTCGGTGGTATAGGAACCAGATGATGTGACGGTACTCCAAGTGTAGTAAGTGTAATCACCGTCAACTGCTGATGAATCATAGTTTCCAGAAACAGTTGGGGTTGTGGATGAAGCGCCTACATAATAATTTCCGGTAGTATTTCTACTCTCATTCGTAGACGTACTTGCGTCAACGCCAGAGGCATCCATAAACGCATCGACAAATTGATCCTGCAAGTTATAAGCGGCAAGACTTCCGTTAGCGGCTACTTTGAAGCCAAGCAGGGCTATGTCGGTGTTTACTGAATCTATCTGAGTTCCTGCGGGACTCTGAAGTAAGTCGTCTGAAACTTTAGTTATCGCCATTACGCCCACCCCAAGGACACGGCTTGTATGCGTGTCTCTTTGCTTACTGATTGGTTATGCGTTGTAATTTTGTATCGCATTGATGTTCCTGATGGTTGCGATGAGATGTCCACGTTATGCGCGGTGAGGATGGTGTGGCCTCCTGTGGTTCCTTGACTTGATAGAGTGGCTTGCGTGTATGTCGTGCCGTTGTCACGGCTGACCCATGCCTTGAGGTCGGTGTTGACCGTTGCGGTTCCTGCGCCATTTGTGTAAGTCATTACGAGGTCGCCGGTAGTTGGTGTAGATTCCGCTGTGGTAGCGTTGGAAATGAGGGTCATGTCGTTGTAGTTGTTTATTTCGTCATACTTAACAAGAACAATTCCAGAGCCTCCACTTCCACCTGCTGTTTCGGTAGCGGTTCCAGATGATCCACCTCCACCCCCACCTCCAGTATTGGCGGTTCCGTTATTACCGGCGGAGTTATTATTAGTGCCACCTGCACCCCCGCCACCAGAACCTCCAGAACCGGGGGTATCTGTTCCATAATAACTATTCCATCCACCACCACCGCCACCGGCAAAGAAACCACTTACTCCATAACTTGTTCCAAAAACAGTTGTAGCATCGTATCCCGCTCCACCATTTCCACCAGATGACGATGAAGCGCTGCCTCCTGTTCCGCCCTTACCACCGCCACCACCTGCGTTATATTGCTCTGGCCCGCCACCGTCATTTCCTTGACCAGTAGTTCCGCTTCCTTCGAGATCGGGTCCAGTTCCACCTGACCCACCACCTGATCCACCATCACTGGCGGAAGTTGCCGCATAACCGCCACCACCACCGCCAGTTGCAGTAAAAGAGTCAAAAACACTATTTGACCCATTCAAACCAATATTTAGGTTTCTTCCGACGGCTCCTGCTCCTACGGTTACGGTATAAGAAGTAGAGGGAACTACTGTATGAGTGCCGGTTAAAAGCCCTCCTGCTCCGCCACCTCCGCCTCCATAGTTACCGGCTTGTCCACCGCCACCGGCTCCGCCGCCAGCAACAACAAGATAATTGACTGAAGTTACGCCAGAAGGGGCAGTCCAACTTGTAGTCTCAACGGTGGTAAATGCAGTTGTGGCACCCGCAGTAGTTGAATGACCGCTGTAATAATCCGAAGCGTTCCTTGTTTCATTGGTTGAGGTAGAGGCATCAACACCCGTAGCATCCTCAAACGCATCAACCGTCTGATCCTTGAGGTTGTATGCCGCCATACTTCCATTGGCCGCAACCTTAAATCCCAACAGGGCGATGTCGGTTTCTAGGCTTGTGGTATCTACAGCGTCACTGGCAATGTCAGCACTCTTGACCTGACCGGCTGTGATGTCTTCGGAGCGGATTGTGGTTCTAGTCAACAGTAATCCCCTTTAATTCTTCTAAAGTCGTTGCTTGATCCGCCAACTTTGTTATATCTCTTAACCTTTGTTTTTCAGTAACAATGGCAGATTTATCAGCACTGGTTTCAACAGCCCTGATAAATAAAATATCCTGCTTCTTAAGCAAAGGCTGTCTTTCCCCGCGCAATCGTTCTTTGGTGATCTCCCGCGCCTTCTCAAAATTGATAACAATCATTCTTGGTACTCCCATGCGTCGCGGAAAGTTCTGTCAGATGGAATGTCTGAGTCCTCTACGATCTTGAAGGGTTTGCCATCAGGCACATCCTTAGCCGCAAGTTCTTCCATTGTTCCCGACCAGTTTGGAGATGGGATGACAACGGCAACACCTGTATCTGTTGGGTAAATTATTCTCATGCCAAATCTCCAAAAACTAATACGCTTGTTTCGCCGTAATTAGTTAATATTTCCGTTGAAGCCTCTCTCGTATAAACCCTAAAACTAGCCGCTGCAAGAGTGGCAATAGAAACAACGCCTTTTGAAGAAGCGCATACACTACCAACGGCCACATAGTCTCCGCTACTCATGTTCGCTGTAAAATTAGGGGTATAATCTCCAGTTCCATTGTCGGTTACGGAACTAAAGTTGAAATCTTCTGAAATTGATCCGGTTGACCCATTAAAATTAACCCACGCTTTCGCAACCCTCTTTTTTACATTGTCTGCTTCCGTTGCAGACGTTGACAGTTTTGCTACTGTTACGCTTCCGTCAGTAACTCCCGCCGCCGCCCAAGACTGATCTCCACGGAGGAATACGCTTGAGTCTGCCGTACCTGTTCCTAAACGTGCAGTACCTAAAGTTCCTGTAGAGATATTCGATGCGTCAGTCGTGTCAGTCGTGGCTGATGTAGCAAGACCGCTGATCTTTGATGTCGCTATTGCCGCTGATGCGTTGATGTCAGAGTTAGTTATGTCCAGTGATAACTTGCTCTGAGCGATTGCCGCTGACGTACTGATGTGGTCGTTGGTGACTGAACCCTCGGCTGGCGTAATCGTCGTGCCGATGTCGTTGATGCCGATGACTTCGAGTTTGTCGGTCGAGATAAGGGCCGATGTCAGGGTCAGGGTTGTGCCGGATACGCTGTAGGCATCTTCGTGCTGTTTGACGCCGTTAATCGTGACGATAAGGGATTGCTCGTTGGGAGCCGTCCATGTCAGCGTATGGGTCGCACTGGTCGAGCCAGTGACATCAAAACGCCTGATGTCGGACGCTTTACGAGTAGTGTTACCCATATAAGGCATTAGGTGATCTCCAATACACTGATGAAGCACTCAAGGTCAGAGGCCGCTGAAGCGGTTACCGTCAGTTTGTCCGAGGCTTCCAAGTTAATTGGTTTATCAAGAACCAAAGTCGAATCCGCCGGGACAGGGAGCGTCTTACCAACGTGGTAATACGCCGTTCCAGAGTTATCGTAGACCTCAATCGTTGCGTCCACGCTCGATGTGCCGTCCACATTGGACAGGTACACCGCGTGGATTACTGCTTCCGTTGCGGCGGGACAGGTATAGACATCCGTTCTTGATGTCGCTATCGCGGCCCCGGCGTTTTTAAATGCGTTTGCCATCTTTTAATTAGCCTCCTAATGCAAGGGCCATTGCGGCGCTGTTGTCTGTCGCCGTGATTTGAAGTTGTTCATTACCGCCTGAGTTAAGCGTGGCAATGGTTACGTTGTTACCCGCCGCTACCTTTGCTGACAAGTAGCCGGGGGTAGTGTCTGATGCAGAGTTACCTACCAAAACATCAGTGTCGCCAGCAAGCGCCGCCCATGCGGTTCCGTTGTAGTACTTGAGTACAGTGTTTGTCTCGTCATACCAAAGGTCGCCCGCGCTAGGCGAACCGGGTGCGCTTGCGGATATGGTGTACTCGTTTGCGTAACGGTTAACGTCAGCAATCGAGGCGGCGACTGTGTTTACATTCGTGATTGAGCCAGCCGTGGTGTTGACGTTGGCTATTGATCCCGCCGTGGTGTTCACATTTGCGACATTTGTCGCCACGGTTCCAACATTGTCGGTTGGCGAAATTGCGCCCGCCACAACGCCGATGTCGGTAGCATCCCCCGCGACTGATGTCACATCACTTGAGATTCCCGCCACTGTGGTCACATTGGCACTGATTCCAGATACAGTCGATACATCACTACTGATGCCGCTGACCGTGTTGATGTGACCTTGTTCAGTCGTGGTTGGAGTGGTTCTCAGCCAAGTGGTCGTCCCCAAGTCGTAGACCATCATCACGTTGTTGGTCGTATTGAAATACAGGTCGCCGTCGTCCAATCCTGTCGTTGGATCGGTTGCTGACGCGCCGTGGTACTGCCCTTGGAAGGTCGCTAGATCGGCGGCGGCTGACGAAGCCGATGATGCCGCCGCAGTCGCAGATGAGGACGCATTGCTCTCGCTGGTCGAGGCATTGCTCTCACTGGTTGCCGCCGCACTTGCACTGGCACTTGCCGCACTGGCTGATGTCGAACTTGCAGAAGCACTGGTTGCAGATGCGTCAGCGTTGTATTTCGCTGAGTAACTACTTCCATCCACCGTCCCTGTGGCTTGCATCGCCCAGTCTTTGGCAGAACCAGCCGCTACCGTGGTTCCAATTGCGTACTCTTTTGCACTGTATTCTGCGGTATCGACATATGCGCCAGTGGTCGTGGCCCATTCTTTAGCCGCGCCTTTGGATGACGTGGAAGTAATTCCAGTACCCCCGACTGACCACGCTTTTGCTGAGTGGTCAGAAGTGGCTCCCGATACCCCGCCGTCTGTTTTCTGGGCGTAGTCTTTCGCTGAACCACCAGTCGAAGCCTGTGTGCCTTGGGCATATTCCTTTGCAGAAAATTCAGAACCCGTTACTGCCGCGCTGGTTTTTGTGGCGTAATCTTTTGCAGATGTCGCTGTCGTGCCGATTGCGTATTCTTTGGCGGAGTACTCTGCCGTATCAACGTAGCCACCAGTCGTAGTAGCCCACTCCTTCGCCGCGCCTTTACCCGAACTTGTCGTTACCCCAGTGCCACCGATTGCATAGGCTTTTGAACTGTAGTCTGTGGAATCGACTATGCCGTCAGTCTTACGCGCCCAATCTCTGGCTTCGCTGACGTTGACCATCAACTCCCACTTTGCCGCAGACAGGTCTGTCGCCCAAGTTCCAGAGGTGTGCGCCACAATACATACATAGAGGTTGTCTGTGCTGGCTCCCGCCGCTCCGTCTACTACTACGTCACGAAGTGCGTATGCAGTAGAAGTGGCCCAAGTCCCTTCCCAGTTACCCACTCCAGTCTGGAGTTCAAGGTCGCCAGAAGTATCAAAGCCTAATGCTTTGCCAGCCCGGTTCGTGGCGTTCTCGGTGATCTGCCAATCGGTCTGGGGTGTGCCTTCGTTGGGTAGTTTGAGCGCACGTTTGATATTGGTTTCGCCCGAGTCCCATGCCGTGACGAGCGCATCGAAATCAGACCTAACAACGTCGCCTCTCGCGAGGGTTCCCTTGGTATAGGAACCTTGCCTAGTGTAATAATCGTTAGCCATTAACGGCGTATCCTCCGTGGACTGTAATGCACCGTCACACCTTGCAGGATGTGAGGCTGTTCATATGTTGCTTCAGACAAGATCAGCATCCCCATGTTGGTTCCGATTCCATCTAAGTTTTCTTCTGA